TTAGTGGGTGCCCTCTCCCCCTCGCCCGCGTTCCCCCGGCGGAGGGGAGCAGGCGAGAGCTTGGGCCAGGGCGGGTGTTGACACTGTTGACAGGGTCCTGGGCGAAGACCGGAGCGGAGCGGGCGCGACGAGGGAATCCACCGTGCCGCAGGCGCGGGCGAGCCATTGGTCCCAGCGATCCTGCGCCGCATCGTGCGCTTCCGCTTCCGCCCGGTCGCATTCGCTGGCGCAGGCGATCGCTTCCGCCTCGTCCGCGATATCGCCGAAGGCATCGCGTTCCGGCTGCCGGCGATCGACCGCCGCGCGGATCGCGGCCAGCATCGCCTGCTGCACATAGGTCTCGTGATCGGGAAGCAGATAATCGCCATCCGGCTCGTCGGTTTCGGGGGGCTGCTGCCCGGCGATGACCGCCAGCAGCTCGTCGAAGCGATCGGCATCGCATTCGGCCCCGTCATCGGCCAGCTTGTCGAGCCGGCCGAGATGGGCCAGCAGCAGGCGGGTGTCGAAGCGGACCCGGGTGCCGCGCCGTTCGCCGTGGAACCAGACCTCTTCCTCCACGCCGTCGATCGCCCGATCGGCAAGGACTTGTTCCACCATGCGGCGCGCCAGCGCCATCGCCGCCGCCCAGGCGCGCGCGAACGCCGGATCGCGCCGGCGCTGGCGATAGGCGGTTTCCGCCGACAGCCCGATTGCGCGGCAGGCGGCGCGGACATTGCCCTTGCGCGCCAGGCCATCGAGGAACCGCACTTTGGCTTCCGCCGTCCACAGACTGGCGGGATGCGGGGTGGCGAACGCTTCGGGCGGCTGGTGGAGCATGATCCGGCTTCTCCCTTTGTAGGGGAACTAGAGGTCTGGGAGTCCGGGATTAACCGGTCGTTTTCTGGATTACCCTGGCAGGAATCGCGGGAAACCGCCGCTTTTGGAAGATAGGCGCGGATCGAGGTGGCTGGTGAGACTGTCTAGAGTCTCGGTTAATTTAGACGGTTCCTTTGCAAGAGCGGCTAGAGTCCGGTCCGGCGGCTGAGAAGCCTCTTAATGGCGGTTTTGGGCCGTTTAAGCGGCATCCGAGAGGGGGACCAGGGGCCTCGAACCGGGACGTAAGTGGGGCATTAGGTGCCCCGGTTCGCTAAATCGGCGGCCAAACTGGGCACCCCTTGATATTAAAGGCAATTTTAGCGCTGCGGCACATTAAACTATGTGTTTGGCGTGGCTGGAAGTGGGCGCGTTTTTCCTCCCACCCCACCCCTCGCTCACCGGAACGTTTTCCGGTATCTGGGCGGTGCAGCTTAAGGAGCAGCACGCCATGACCCCGCTGGAGCGCGCCGCGCGAGCCCTTTGTTCGCTGGATGGCAACCCGGAAAACGCCACGATGGAAGGCAAGCCGCTTTGGCAGGATTATCTGCCCGAGGCTCGCGCTGTCCTCGAAGCGATCCGCGAGCCTAGCGATGCGATGCTTGAGGTGGATGCCCGTCGGCCTGACGGTTCGTTTTATCCAGAAGATCACTGGCGAGCCATGATCGACGCGGCGCTTGAGGAAGGCTGACCGGGCCGGCCCAGCTCGCCATTCACAAGTGCTTCCATTCCGAGCCGTCATCGTAGCGCACCACTGAGCCGTCGGCGCGGAGCCATTGCTGGGAGAGGACATCGTAAGTCCAGCCGGCCAGGAGCCGCGCCTCCTTCCAGACATCGAGCAGAATCTGCGAGAGTTCGTACTTGTCGCGCTCGCCGGGGAAGAGCCGGTGATACTCGGCGTTGACGATCCGCGACTGATCCGCCTGCTCGGCCTGGTCGATGGACAGTTTGCCGGGCGCGTGGCGGATCAGGCGGGGATTGTGCCGGCGATAGAGCCAGCGAAGGTGCCTGGCCTTTGTCTCGTAATCGGCGTCAGGCGTGACTGGGGGGTGGCAGGTCATAGCGATGCTGGCCGAGCGAGACGGTTTTCGATTTGGGATAGCGGCGATCGCCCACCTCGATCCAGGCGAGCGGCCCCATGTGAACCCGGTCCCCGTCGAGGAACGTCACACCGTGCGGAATGCCGGCGATCATCGCGTCCGTGTAAGTAGGTTTCCACCCTGACCAACGCCGCCGGCCGCACCATAACCTATAGAACCTCTGCGGCCCCCGAGCCATCTCCACCCCCGAACGAGTCGGCTGGTAGTTAGAACATATTGAGAACGGAGGCAACGGCAGCAGCCAGGCCCGCTAAGGCTAGGCCAAGCAGAACAGCGAACTCAAGCCTCAGGCGCAGGCGAACACCTCTTAGGCGCGATCTGCAGTTGGCTGGAAGCAATCTCGTCCGATATTAGCCATTGGGCCGAATTCCCGGCGGAACTCCACCCGAGCGCCCCCTTCTTCCGGCCAAATTGTATAGGCGAGCAGAACCATCCCATAGGTGTCTTTCAGAAGACCCACTTTCGAGCCGTCCGCTCGATCGAGCACCTGAATGTTGTTCTTGTTTGCCAGGCAAAATGCGATCTCGTCTGCGGGCCTCGAAGTGTGGAAGATCTCGGTCGGCGCCTTGGACAGAACCTTTTCGGTTGACGCACAGCCGGTCGTCGCCGCGAGCGCGGCCGTCACCATCACAATGTTCCGCATATTCCCCCTTTGCATTCAAACCCTCTTAACCACGGCTACCACGCGGCCGATCAGGTGGAGTTCGTTCTCGCCGAGTTGGTAGTCGCTAACGTCCGGGTTATCCGAAACCAGCAGCACAGTGCCGTCCGGCATCACACGAATACGCTTGATCATGGCTACCGAGCCGGCATGAAGTGCCCAGAGCTGATCGCTTACCCTCAACATTTCCTGGCTCTGGTCGATCAGCACCAGGTCGTTGTGATGGATGGTCGGCTGCATGGAATCGCCGATGCCGGTGGCGAAATACAAACGGTTGAATGGCCCTCTCGTGAATTGGCGGATGAAGGATCTAGGGAAACGCTCGACCGTGGCATTGGCTGCTCCATCGTCAACAAAGGCGCCACCCAGGCCATAGGCAACGTCTGAAACTGCGATGCCGACCTGATCGTCTGGCGGCTCCTCTGATTGAGGCCCGCGCCAGGCGAGCTGGCGATCCGCCACGCCAGACGCGGCGCCCGGCTCATCGCTGTCACCCGTGAGGTATTCCAGGGTCGTTCCGAGCGCCTCGGGAAGCCGGAGCAACTTCCTGGGATGAAGGGTTTCGCCGGCTTCAAGACGTTGAACACTCGCCTGGCTCATACCGATCAGAGCGCCCAACGCGGCTTGTGACAAACGGCGCGCTTTGCGCAGTTGTGTCACTCGGTCCGGCCTGATCTCACCCATAGCCAAGAATAACTCACTTCTGAATAACCGTCTCGATACGTTTCCGGTTGACCAATTATCCGAAATCGGATTATTGAACCGATTATGGGTAATCAGACATCACCGCTGAGGGCGCTACTCGCATGTCGGGACAAGGCGGGTTCCGACAGAAAATTGGGCCAACTGCTCGGCATCCCGCAGTCCACCATGTGGCGCATCATCAATCAGGCGCAGGAAATGCCGGCGGAGTATGTCCTCCGCGCTGAACGGCTGTTCGGCGTCTCCCGCCACGACCTGCGTCCGGATATCTATCCACGCGACTATCCTCCTGCCGACGAATGTGTCGCAGCAGGTGGCGCAACGCATCGTCTAAATGAGGCCGCCCAATGAGCGGGCGTGAAGATGCGATCGCGCGGCTGGAGCGACTGGCGGATCGATTCGAGAGATTGGTTGCTTCGCTGGAAGCGCCCGCGCCGCCGCAAACCGCGCTGCCGCGCGGAATGCACCTGTTCAAGTGCTGGAACGACGCCGCCGTGCGCGAACGCGTGATCATGTTGCGGGGAAAAATGACCCTGCAACAAGCGGTAGCCGAGTTGCGGAGCGAGTTCGGGCCCGAGCGATCGCCCTCGCAGAGCCAGTTGCACCGCATCTGGCAGCGTCTCGATCAAGTGAGGGCCGCCCAATGAACAGGCGGCAGTTCCTCGCGGTGCCGCCGGGCCTGGCACTTGCCGCCATCGCGACGCCAGCCTTCGCGCGCCAGCACGTCGCCGGCGATGGGTATGCATTCGAGCGCCGGGAGTACTTTCGCTCGCGGCTCGACCTCCGGATCGTCGAGCATGCCAGCTATCGCGATCTGGTCAACGCGATGCCCAACGGTGGGCCGCCTCGCCAGAATCGCAAGGTCCAGGCCTGGTCAAACCTTTGGCCTGACGGGTCGGCCGAAATCCACATCATCGACCAGTCGGTGAACTACACGCCCGCGGCTCTCGGTCACGAGCTGGCCCACTGCATCTACGGCAGGTGGCACGCATGACCCTTCGAGACGCTCAGGGTGAGCGGGGCCTGCTGTCGAACGCCAAGCTGTTCGAGCTTTCTCCCGATCATATCGACGAGGGCGAGCGGATCGGGTTCTTGCACGAGGACAAGGCGGCCGCGCTGGGCCGGCTGATGGCTGTCGACGGGCAGCGCGATCCGATCAAAGTGGTCGCCAACCCGAAGAACCCGGACAAGCCATGGCGCCTGGTCACCGGCATGCACCGCACCGTCGGCGCGCGGATCGAAGGCATCACGATCTGGGCAATCGAGGTTTCAGGCAAGCCCGAGGACCTGGCCGACCTGGAAGCGAGCGAGAACCTGCATCGGCGGCCACTCGGCCCGATCGAGCGGGCTAAGTTCACCGCGGCGCTGGTCCAGGCGGCGCAAGAGCGCCTTGCGCGTGAGCACGGCCAGTTGTCGCATCAGAAGCTTGGCGCGAAGGCCCGCTGGGCGCGCGTGAAGGCGGGTGAAAGCAGAGCCGAAGACGCCCTAACGGAAGAAGTCGGCGATGCTTATGCCAAGTTGGCACAAGCATACGGCTGGGAAGAATCGGTCGGCGAGGCGCTCGGCATGTCCCGGCGGTCGATCCACCGCGATCTTGAGCTTTATCGCCTCGTCATCGAGCCGTTTCCGGAGCTGGCCGAGTCCCTCTCCAATCATCCGGTTGTCGGCGAAAACGCCAGCCAGCTGCGTGCGATCGCGCAGGTGAAGGACGAGGCGGCGCGGCGGCGGGTGATCGAGGCGCTGCTGGCCGACGACGAGCTGAGCGCGGAACTCGCGCGCGCGACCGTCGGGATCGATCGACCGGGTGGCCCCGCGCCGACCACCGAGCAGAAAGTGCTTAACGCCGTCATCGGCAATCTCAGCCGGATGAGCGCCACCCAGCAGAAGCACAACCTGGACAGCTTCGTTCGGGCTCTCAAGTCGGACGAGGTCAAACGCCAGTTGCGTGACCGGCTCAGTGCGGAGCTGGGCGAATGAGCTGGCGCCCTCGCCTCTGCCTCATCGGCACGGCCGTGTGCGAACCGGACGGCGAGTTCGAGGGCCGCACCCTGCAGGTCTTCTGGCATGGCTGGGTGTTCGAGCTGACGCTCGCGCGGCGCGTGCGGGAGATCGCCGATGCGCGGTGAAATCTCCACCGGCCGCAAGCGGAACAGCCACCCCTACGACTGGTGCGTGGACGAGCCGTGGGTGTCCTGGCAGCTGTTCGAGGCTCTGGGCGGCTTCGCCCAGGAGAAGGCTGCGGGCGAGGCGATTTACGATCCGGCGGCCGGCAGCGGGCGGACAATGGTCACGTTCGCCGAGCACGGCTTCAAGGTTTTTCTGTCCGATATCGTGAATCGGGTCGATGCCTCGCTCTTCGACGAGCAGGCACGCCTTACGTTCTTTGCAGCCGACTTCCTCGAAACCGAGGCGGCGCGTGTACGCTGGCCGGGTTGCAGCATCGTTTGCAACCCGCCCTACAGCTACATCGACGGGATCGCGGAGGCCTTCGTCCGACAGGCGCTTCGCATGGCGTCGCGCCGCGTGTGCATGGTCCTGCCGATCAAATGGCAGGGCAGCCAGGGCCGGTTCGACCTGTTCGACCAGGATTATCCGCCACAGGCCGTGCTGATCCTGACGCAGCGCCCGTCGATGCCGCCCGGAGATTTGATCCTGGCGCTCGAAGCGGAAGGCAAGGCGTTCAAAGGTGGCGTTGTCGACTACGCGTGGTTTGTCTGGAACGTCCAGCAGCCAACGCCGCGCCATCACACCCGCATTATCTGGCTCCCACCGCTCGACAGGCTTGATCTGGTCGGGCCCATCGAGGGGCTCGCGTGATGGCCGGCGAACTGCCTCTCTCCGTCCGCCAGGTGCTGAAGGACTTCCCCAGCATCAGCCTGGTGCGGGCGCATCAGATCGCGCGCGATCGGGCGCTGCTGCGTCGGCGCGCGGCGCGGCAGGCGTACAGGAACCGTTTCGGGCCGCTCGAGGCCGGAGGGATCGGCCACAGCGCACAGGCGCTCGTCGAGAGCTTCGAGGGGCTCGACTGATGCGCCGGGCCGACTTCACCTCCGACGCCGAATACTACCGCGCGCACCGCAAGGTGTTCCTGCTGGCGCAGGAGCTCGGCTGCACGCCGATCGATGCGGAGCGGTGGATGAAGGACCAGGCCACGCGGATGCGGCAGCTCGCGGCCCAGGCGCGTCTGGACGCCAAGCAGAACCCGCCGTCCGCGCCCGCGGTGCCCACGCCGGGCGGTGCGCCGGCCTGGGATGCGCCCTGGATGATGCAGGAATGAGCCGCTCCAAGCTTCCTACCGCCCGTGGCAACCTCAGGCCTGCGCCGCTGGCGCTTAGCGCAGACCTGGTGGCGAAGCTGGCGGGTGATCGGCCGCCATTCGGCAAGGGCGTGGTGCATCTGCCGATCGAAGGATCGGTGTGCTGCTGCGCGGCGTGCCGACCGTCCGACGATATCGACTGGATGGGCGGAGGCCTGCTGTTCTGATGGCCGACACCGCCTTCCTCGCCATGCGCGCCGATCTGATCGCGCGCGGGCTTCTCACCCCCGAGCACCGGCTAACCGATGCCGGCCATGCGCACGTCGATGCGCTGATCGAGCGCCTGTTGGACGAGGAAGCACCCTGCGACCCGACAAGGCCGCGCGTGCGGTGGAACAGGCGACGCGGGAGGTCTGCACGTGCCTAGGCCAGCGGCCAAGATCGACCGGCGCCGGCAGCCGGTGGCGGGCTATCCCTCGCAGGGCGCCGCTTGCCTGGCGCTGGCGCAGCAGGGCCTCAGCGACGCAGAGATCGGGCAGCAGATCGGGCGGGACGCGTACCATGTGCGTGCGACGTTGCGGCGCCTGCAGCTCGGCGAGCGGCCGCGCACGCTGGCGCTTCCGGCCCGCCTGATCGGCGGCTTGCAGGACGCGGCCGCCGCGCGGGGCCTGGAGCCGCACGAGCTGGCGACCGCGCTGATCGACCTCATCATCCGCGACGACCTGTTCGAGGCACTGCTGGGCGAGCCGGTCCTTCGACAAGCTCAGGATGCCGGCGATGCCTAAGTCCTGGTCGGGCCGCTCCCATCGATCCTACGCCAGCGCCATCGAGGCGCGCGTTCCGGTCGCGCTGAACGGACCCTTCGCGGACGTGCTGCGCGTGATCGCCAGCTTTCCGCCGGCCTACAGTGAGTTTTTCGAGCCCGTAACCATCCCTCGACAAGTTCGGCGCGATCGGGGAGCGGCGCGATGACTAAGGCGAAGGCGCATCCCGACCAGCTCGGCTTCGTGTTCGCCGCGCCGAAGCCGGCGACGGCGGCGGCTGCGCTGGCAGGTATCGAACAACGCATCTGCCGCACCGCTGCGACCATGCTCAACAGCGACGGCCGCCGCCGCGAGCACATCGCAGCGGAGATGAGCCTGCTTCTGGACGAAGAGGTGAGCCGCGGGATGCTGGACGCCTATTCCAGCCCGGCGCGCACCGATCACAAGGTGCCGATGAGCCGGTTTCTGGCGCTGGTCGCCGTCACCGGCCGGCTCGATCTGCTGGACCCGCTGCTGCGCGAGATCGGCGCGGCGCTGCTGGTCGGTGCCGAGGTCCACACGGCCCGGCTCGGCCATCTCGATCGGCAAATCAGACAACTACAGGCGGAAAAGCGGCAGCTTGAGGGATCGGCGCCGCTCATCCGGACGGGGGGAACGGGTGGCAAGCCGGGCAATTGACGATCCATATCAGCTAACCGTCGACGCCGGTTCGCCCGCCAGAGAGTGGTTCACGGCGGCCGAGCTGGCCGAGCTCGCGTTGCCCGGCCTGCCTGCCGACAAGCGGTCGATCAACCGGCGCGCCCAGGAGGAACGCTGGAGCAGCCGGACGAGCGCGGATGGCGAGCTGCTGGTGCGCAAGCGAGCAGGTAGAGGTGGCGGGCTGGAATTCCATGTCTCGTTGCTGCCGGGCGCTGCTCGCCTGGAGCTGGCCCGGCGCGGCATCTGCGCGCCCGCACCGCTGGTGGCCGCACCGGACCCTCAGCGCGCTGCCTGGCAATGGCTGGAAGCCCAGCCCGGCCATGTCCGTGAGGAAGCGCAGCGCCGCGCGGGGATCATCGCCGAAGTGGAGCTGCTGGAGGAAGCGGGGATGACCCGCACCGCCGCGATCGCGCAGGTGAGCGCCCGCCATGCGAAAGCCGGCAAGGCCACGCTGTGGAACTGGCTGCGCGCGATCGACGGCCTCGCCCCATCCGATCGTCTTCCGGCGCTCGCACCGCGTTTCAAAGGGGGCGGCCGAGAGGCCGAGATCGATGGCCTGTTGTGGAACCTGTTCGTCAGTGACGTGCTGCGCCCCGAGCGCCCCACGCTGACCAGCTGCTATGATCGCACGGCCAAGGTGGCGGCGCTCAGAGGCCTCTCGATGCCTTCCGAGGCGGCGTTCAGGCGGCGCTACAAACGCGAAGTGGACCCGCGTGCCGCCCTGCTCGCGCGCGGCGGCGCCGAAAAGGCAGAGCGGTCAATTCCGGCCAATCGGCGCACGCTGGATGCGTACCATGCGCTCCAGATGGTCAATATCGACGGCCACCAGTTCGACGTGTTCGTGACGCCGCCGCATGGCGGGAAGGCGGTCCGGCCGGTGCTGATCGCCATCCAGGACGTTTACAGCCGCAAGCTGCTGGCCTGGCGGCTCGATCTGTCGGAAAACGTCCACGCCACCCGGCTCGCCTTCGCCGACCTGTTCGGTCGCTATGGCATCCCGGAGACCTGCTATCTCGACAACAGCCGCACCTTTGCCAGCAAGGCGCTGACGGCGGGCGCCGAGACGCGTTATCGCGGCAAGATCGTGGCCGAGGAGCCGGCGGGCCTGCTCGTCTCCCTCGGCATCAAGGTGCGCTTCGCGCAGATCTATCACGGGCAATCGAAGCCGATCGAACGGGCGTTCCGCGACCTGGCGGACCGGGTGGCGCGCGCCCCGGAGTGCGCCGGCGCCTATACCGGCAATAGCCCGGTCAACAAACCGGCGAACTATGGCAAGCGCGCGGTAGCCTGGACCGAGTTCGAACAGATCGTCGCCCAGGGTATCGCCAATCATAACGCCCGGCTCGGACGCCGAGGCGGTGTGTGTCGGGGCCGCAGCTTCGACCAAGTCTTCGCCGAAAGCTATGCCCAGGCCGAGATCCGCAAGGCGGGTCCCGAGCACCTGCGCATGGCGCTGCTGGCGGCCGAGCGGAAGCGGGTGAACAGACTCACCGGCGAGATCGAGCTTTACGGCAACCGGTATTGGTCGACCGAATGCGGGCTCTACCTGGGCGAGCTGGTGACCGTTCGCTTCCACCCGGACGATCTGCACCGCGAAGTGCACCTCTACGGCCAGGACGGCCGCTATCTGGCACAGGCCGACCTGATCGCGGACTTCGGCTTTGCCGAACAGGCAGGCGCTCATGCCGCGAAAAAGCGGCGCAAGGATGCGATGCGCACGATCCGCGCCGGCCTGGAGGCGACGCGTCAGCTCTCGGCCGATCAGGTCGCCGCGCTGCAGGCGCGGACCGAAGAGCCGGAGATTCCCGCTGCCAGCGTGGTGAGGCCCGTCCGGCCGGCGCTGACCGCGCGACCCAGAGGCTCGGCGGCGCTGAAGATCGTCGAGCCGATCATCAACGAGAACCGAGCGAGCCAGGCGCGCGTGATCAACGCGGTCGCCCGGTTTGTCGGCGAGGAAGAGTGAAGCGGCGCGCGGCGGGGTCGAGCCTGCCGCGCGCCATGTCCCGAAGCAGGAACAGGAGACGCCTACCATGAACGATCCCAAAGACCAGCCCATCGACATCGAAGAGCAGCGTCAGTGGCTCAACGAGCACAAGGCGTCGCTCGGCCCGTCGTGCAGCTGGAAGGTCCTGGCCGGCCGGCTCAGCATGAAGACCAGCACGCTGAGCCTGTTCGCCGGCGGCAACTACAACGCGCCGGGCGACAAGATCGCCGAGGCGATCTTCCGGTATCGCCAGACGCTTTCGGTGCAGGCCGCGCTGATCGGCGAAATCCCGGAAATCCCGCCTTACTTCGAAACCGATACCAGCAAGCAAATCCTCTATGCCTTGGGCTGGGCGCAGCGCGGCCGCATGGCGGCAGTCGCCGCTTCGCCGGGCCTCGGCAAGACATGCAGCGCCGAGCACTACCGCGCCTGCAATACGAACGTGTTCCTGTTCACCGCCTCGCCGGTGTCCGCCAGTCTGACCGGCATGCTGAACGAAGTGCTGCGGGCCATCGGCGTCCCGGCCGTATCCGGCACACCGCAAGCAATCTCGCGGATGATCCGCGACCGGGTGTGCGACCTCGGGCTGCCGCTCCTGGTAGTGGATGAAGCCCAACACCTGACCGAGCGCGGGCTCGACGAGTTGCGCAGCGTCCACGATGATACCGGCCTCGGCATCGCGCTGCTGGGCAACGCCGGTCTGCTGCAGACGCTGGAAGGCGGTTCGCGCTCGATCTCGCGCGCACAGCTGTTCAGCCGCATTTCGCTCAAGATGCCGCTGCTGCGGCCGTTCACCAGCGATGTCGAAGCGCTGCTGGACGCGTGGCGCATCACCGATCCGCAGATCGCCGAACTGGTCCACGCCATCGCGCAGCAGCCGGGTGCCCTGCGCGAGGCGACCTTCACGCTGGAGATGGCGCACATGATCGCTGCCGCCGGCAAGGAAGAACTGGCAGTAAGCCACGTTCAGGATGCCTGGGCACAGCGCACCGCGCGCGGGGTGGCGGCATGAGCGGGCCGGTTTCGCTCACCGACCTTGCTTTCGAGAAGGTCGAGCTGGCTGGCGTCTATGTCGATGACGGCGCGTTCCGCTCTGGTGCGCGGTGTCTCCGCGAGGCCGCCGATTTGCTTGAGCGCGCGGCCGACGAGGCGGACGCCGCCATGCGGGCCTTCCAGTCATGAGCCGCGTGTTCCGCATCTTCGGCCGGCGCTGCGGCAAGACGGCCACGCCGCCGGATTCGGCGGAGGACTGGCAGCCGGGCGACCTGGCTGAGTGCGTCCATCCCGGCCCCTGGTACCGCACCCGCGACGGGCGCGAAGGCCCCGGCCCGAACTTTGCTGATCGCGACATCGTGCGTGCCGTCTTCATCGGAGAGAGCGGCTTGCAGATGCTCCGGTTCAGCCGGTTCGGTGTTCGCAGTTACGATGCGCTCGGCTTCCGCAAGATCAGGCCGCAAGCAGATGAGCTGATCGCGGCCGACGCGGCGTTCATCGCCGTACACCTGCGGCCTCGGGAGCGGGCGCAGTGAGCGCGCTCGACATGATCCGGCGAAAGCGCGCCGAATACGACGCCGAGTTCGGCACCGGCGCTGCCCGACGCGAGCTGGCGCTCGGGGCTCTGGTGCTGGCGATCGGCGCGGTAAACCTGCTCGGCTTTGCCGTGCTCGGCGGTGGGCAATGATGTTGCCGGCCGATCGCCTGCGGCCGATGCCGGCGCAACCGAGCCTGCGGGCGGAAGATGCGTGTCCGCCCGAAATCCGCGCGCTGCTCGAAGCGATCCTGCCGGTGGCGGCCGAGCGGTTCGGCATCACCGTCGACGATCTGATCGGCCAGCGGCGCCTGCCCCGCTATGTTCGGGCGCGGGCGTTCGTGGTGTGGGCACTCCGGTCCCTAGGCCGGCCCCTGAGCTATCCGCTGATCGCCGGCCTGCTCGGCGGCCGCGACCATACGAGCGCGATCTACCTGCACGAAAAGGCCGTGTGGCTGCGGCTTCACGATGCCGAGTTCGCCTCGGCGTGCTCGCGGCTCGCGGCAGCATTCGCTCACATGAAGGAGGCTCAGAATGGCAACCGTTGTCACTAAGGCGGCCCGTGCCCGGCCGGCGCAGTTCGATCGCGCCATGCAGCACCGCCGCGCCATGCTGGCGAAGATCGCCATCGACCGGAAAACGCTGGCGATGGACGAGGACGATTATCGCCAGGGCCTGCTCAACACCACGGGCAAGACGAGCGCGCGCGAGTGCAGCGATCGCGAGTTGGAGATGGTGCTCGCGTGGCTGAAATCTAAAGGCGCCCGCTCGCGTCCCAAGGCCGGCGGCAAACCGACCGCGCAGCATCCGGTGGCGCGCAAGGCGCGGGCGTTGTGGATCTCGCTCTATCATCTCGGCGTCGTCCACAATCGGTCGGAACAGGCGCTGGAAGCCTTCGCGGCGCGGCAGGTGGGCTGCGAGCGCCTGGCGTGGATGCGCCAGGGCCAGGGCGACAAGCTGATCGAAGCGCTGAAGGCGATGGCCGAGCGCGCCGGATGGCGGCAGCGCGGCCTGGACGGGAAGCCGCTGCACCCGATCGTGCTCAATTCGCACCTGTGTGAGGTCATCCTCGCGCGGCTCAAGGAGCTGGGCGTCGCGCCCGATGGCTGGTCGCTGGAGACGGCCGCCTTCCGCCTGTGCGGGATCGAGCTGGGCCACGGCGCCCGCGTGTTCGCGGCCGAGGAGATGCAGCGGCTCGCCGCCGCGCTCGGCCGGAAACTGAGGGAAGCCGCGCCCCATGCGGCGACAGCAGAGGATGACGCGAAATGAGCGACGTTCTTTCGTTTGAACCGCCGTTGCATGCCACGAAGCACTGCCGGCACTACAGCTACGAGCCTGGTCTTAGCGGCGGCCCGCGTTGCGCGGTCGGTTGCGCTATGAGTGAGCCCGGCTCGCTGGGCCGCTGCATGCCAGAGCCGCGCGGCGAATGTCCGAAGCGCGAGGAGTACACCGCTGACGAGCGCGCGGCCTGGAAGGTGGCGCGGGCAGCATCCATGGCGAGATTGGCGAACGCCGTCCAGGCATTACCTCGCGCCATCCCATTGAACACCAGCGGCGAAATCGATTGCCCCAACTGCAGCGGCAAGCTCCGCTATGCCCGCTGGCACCGAGGGGCCGAAATCGCCTGCACGACGCCGCATTGCTGTGGTGCCCACTTCAACATCGCCGGCGGTGTGGACTGGCCCTCCAGAGGAGAAGCGAAGTGAGCGCCGTCGATCTCAGGGCGGCGCTCGCCCTCGTCGAGACGCTCGGCATCGCGCCGATCGCGCGGCTCGAATCCACCCGGCCGAAGTCGATCCGGGAATGGGGCGCGTGGCATACCCGCCTGCGCGAGGTGGAGGAGCTGGCCGCGGCGAAGCTGGCCGAGCACGGCGCGCATGTCAGCTGGGGGGACGGAGCGCATTTCCGGTTCGCCGGCTATCGGGCGAGCAGCACGATGGGCCTTCGCCAGGCGTTGCTGAACTGGCGCAAGCGAGCGGAGCTGGAGCTGGCGCGGCGGGAACGCGCTGGAGCGGGGCAATGAGGGCGCGGGCAAAGCTGGCGGTCGTTCACACGGCTCCGCCAACGCTGGCCGCGCGCATCGCCGCGCGGGCCTATCACCCGGTCTATCGGCCGGGTGAGGTCAACCGCTGCCCCGGCTGCGGCCATGGTCACTGGTGGGTGGGGCGCAGCACCGCCGAGTGCGCGTTCTGCGCGGCGATCGTGCCGATCGCGTCGGACGGCGAGCCGTTGCCCATGCAGGACGCGCGGGCATGAGCGCCTATCCTTCTCCTTGGACGGGGCATGCGGGTGGTCTGATGCCTGTGCCAGAGGACACATGGGTTGAGGTCATAATCAACGACGGCCTCAGATTTCAGACAGGCCCCGACGGCGAAAAGCATCGATATTTCGCGCGCGACTTCTTCTGGGAGTGGGCGGTGCCGGCCAAGATCGGTGATTGGGCGGGCGACGCCCGGTGCAAGGCCTTCTTTGCTGAATACATGTTCAGTGGCTGGCGCTGGTTTGGCGTGAGACTGTACCGCGTGATGGCTCCCGCCTCCGCCGGGCAGGTGGCCCGATGACGCCGCCCCGTGTCTCCGACCATGCCATGCTGCGGGTGTTGGAGCGTGTCTGTGGCCTGCCGGTCGAGGATCTGCGCGAGGCCATCGGACAGTCGATCGCGCGCGCCACGGCGGCAGCCGAGGCCACGGGCGGTGGGGTCTACCTGGTCGTGCAGGATCGGCATGCCTTCGTCGTTCGCCATGGCACGGTGACCACGGTGCTGTCCGATCCCGATCAGCGCGAGCGGTGGATCGCGTTGTTCGACGATGCGAAGGACGGCAGACGGTGAAGCAGGTGAGGCGCGAGCGGCCGGTCTATCCGCGCGTGTTTTGCTGCATCCCCGGATGCAAGCGGTCCACGACACGGATCGCGCCGCCGTGCGAGTCAGTGATCTGCGGCAGCTGCTGGCGCCGGGCACCCAAGCACCTGCGTGATTACTACAGCCGCTTCTCCCGGCGGCTGACGATCGCACGGAAGCGTAACAGCGACAGGGTCGCGCTTCTTGAGCACGTCGTCGACCAGGCCTTTCGGCGTGTATGGAAGGCGTTGCTCGAACAGCCGCTGGGCGACGACATCCCGACTCTGATGCGCGAGCAGCTCCGGAAGGACGGGCTGCTGTGAGCGAAGCGCTCACCGAAAGCCTGCGCGGGCTGATTGGCGACAAGGGGCTGATCGCTCTGGCCGAAGCATTCGGCGGCCGGCGTCTGTATGTGCCGGCGGTACTCTCCGATGACCATCCCATCATCCAGGCGATCGGCGCCGACAGGGCGGCCCGATTTAACCGCCGTTATTCGAACGCGTGGCTTCGCGTGCCTCTTGCCCGCGAGCTCCGCGCCCGCCACTACCGTGCCCAGGGTGATTCCAACGCTGCGATCGCCGGCAAGCTTGGGATGACGGAAACGTCGATCAACAAGCTATTCCGCCGTATGGACAACCCGCCCGCCAAAGGCAGCGCCCAGCTCGCCCTGCGCCTTTGATGGCCGCCATGGCGGTCATGCCCCGCGGAGCGGCCGCACCGTAAGTCCGGTGCATGGACGGGCGCGACACTTCCGAGATTTTGGTTACGGCCTATTCGCGGCGCTATCACGCGGCGGCGCTCAAGTTGCGCGTCACCGAAGGCGGCCTGGCGGACTATCCGGCCGACCGCGGCGGTGTCACGAAATACGGTATTTCCCTGCGGTTCCTGAAGGCTGAGGGCGCGATCGACCTGGACGCGGACGGCTTCGCCGACTTCGACCTGGACTTCGACGGCGATATCGATGGTGCCGACGTGCGGCTGCTCAGGTGGGGCGACGCGGTCTATCTCTATCATCGCTGTTTCTGGCAGCGGCTCGACGCCGACAGCTTCGCCGAGCCGATCGGCGAGATGCTGTTCGATCAGGCGGTGAACGGCGGGATCGCCGCCGCGCGCAAGCTGCTCCAGCGGGCGATCAATGCCTGCCTTCGCAAAGCGCCCATGGCTCGCACCAGGCCCGCGTTTCTCAAGGTCGACGGTGCGATCGGCGAGGTGACGCTGGCCGCGCTGCTGTGGGTGCTGGGTTATCCGGCGCTCGGCATGCCGGCGCTGATCGCGGCCTTCAGGGAGGTGGCGGCGGACCGCTATCGCGCGATCGCCGCCGCCGATCCTTCGCAGAAGCGCTTCCTCAAAGGCTGGCTCAATCGCGCGGAGGCGTTGGGCCGGTGACGACGGTGTGGAAGATCCTCGGCTTTCGCGGCGCGGCCGCGCTGGTGCTGGCGATCGCGCTGGTCGCCCTGATGCTGCGGGCGGACGCGATCAGCGCCGACCGGGACACGTGGCACGATGCCGCCCGCCAGCTTGCCACCGATGTGTTGAACGAGCGCGCCGCCCATCAAGCCACCAAGGAAACTTATCGCCGGGCGCAGGCCGAAGCGGCGCGGCTTGATGCCGAGCGGCTCGCGCGCGTCCAGTCCGAACAGCAGGAGATCACCGATGCCATCACGGCTGATTATCGCGCTCGCCTTGCCGATGCTCGCGCTGTTGCCCAGCGCTTGCGCGACCAGCTCGCACGCGCCGGAGAGCGTGCTGCCGGTCCGGGCGGTGGAGAGCCGGTGCCCGCCACCGGCGCGACCGCCGGCGGAGCTGCTGAAGCGGCCGGCGATAACCGACTTCCTATCTGTCGTACCGCACCGCTACTTGAGGACGAACGAACCCTCTCCCCCCTCGATCTCGACTGGCGGCTGACCGCGACGGAGCAGGCGATCCAGCTGGACGCCCTGATCGATTGGGTGGAGCGCCAGGCGGCGGTTTCCGTGGAGCAGCCCGGCCGATGACGTTCCAGCACCTTTCCGGCTTCTACGTGCCGTGGTCGGCCGCCGTCGCGGCGTCCACCGTGGAACCGCCCGTGATCGACGGCCTGGTGCTGCATCTTCAGGGCGTCGACCTGCCGGTGGTGCAGGCGGTGCTTGCGGTAGCGGGGGTGCTGCTGGCCCGGCCGCTGGCGCGCAAGAAGGAAGCGGCGCTGCCACTGGCGCACTTCCTGGTCGTCACCGCGATCATGCTGGTGGCGGCGTTGGCGTGGGTCTCGGAATCGCGGCCCGGCGTGCTGTTCACCTTCGTCGTGGCGATCGGCCTGGGCTTCTCGGGCTACGCGCTGATCGAGACCGCCGGCGGCCAGATCGAGACCTTCGTCAAGCGCTCCATCGCCTCCGCGATCGACGCCTTCGGCAATTTGTGGGGGAAGCCCAAATGACCATGTTCGAGTGGGCGATCATCGCCTTCATCGTCGTCTCGATCCTCTGGCACGTGTGGAAGACGGGCGCCGCCAATCCGGAGAGCACCGGCACGCTGGGCAAGAAGGTGGCCGGGCTTTCCACCGAGGTCGGCAAGGTGAGCGGCCGCGTCAAGCACCTGGAGGAAGACATGGCGGAGCTGAAAGAAGAGGCGGCGACCGGCCAGGATATCAAGCGCCTTGAGCAGCTGGGCGAGCGCACCTGGCGCAGCATCGAGCGGATCGAGCGCATCATCCTGGAAAAGGGCCTGGGCAAATGATCGCGCTGCTGGCGATCGCCGCCTATCTCACCGTGGCCACCCTGGTGTGGGTGTTCGGCTCCGACCTGGTCGGCGAGAGCGCGATCGGGCGCAAGGCGCTGCCGGTCGCGAGCGCGCTGTGGCCGATCGGGCTCGCCCTGCTGGCGGTCATCGCCCTGGTGGCCGCCTTCGACGCGACGGTGACGCGGCTGCTCGACCAGACGCTCGGCGGCGGAGACGGCGAATGAGCGGCGGCACCGATCTAGCCGGCGCGATCGCGGCCGATGCGCGGCTGTTCATCCTGCGCGAGCTGGCCGGGCAAGTTGACGGCCACCTCAATGCCATCTCGCTGCGCCGCGTTCTCGAAATTCGTTACGGGATCAATCGCTCGCCCGAGTGGGTCGAGACGCAGCTCCATGCCTTGCGCGAACTTGGTGTGATTGAGCTCTCTGCGGGCGGCCAGATCATCATAGCGCATATTCTGCCCCTTGGGCGTCACTTCCTGGCCGAACGCTCGGTGGTGGCCGGCATCACCCTGCCATCGGACGTTGAGTGATGGCGAACGCGGCCGACAACCGCGAAGGTCGGGGGCGCCTATCATCGATCGACCTCCTGCCCGAAGAGGCGGAAGAGGATGTGGTCTGGGCGCTGGAACAGCTGCGCGACCGCAAGCAATCGCAAGTCGTGATCCTCGTGGGTCTCAACGACCGGCTCGTAGCGAAGGGCATCGAGCCAATCAGCAAGTCGGCGTTCAATCGCTATGCCGTGCGCAAGGCCGTGCAGTTCCGCCGCCTGGATGAAGGGCAGCGGATCGCCAGCGAGGTAGCGGGAGCGCTGGGCACGGCCGGCGCCGATCAGATGACGGTCGCGATCGCCGAGATGCTCAAGCTGGCAATCTTCGAGCGGCTCGAAACCGGCGAACTCGATCCCAAGAGCATCATGGAGCTGGGGCGCGCGATCAGCTCGGCGGTGGGCGCACAGAAGGCCTCGGCCGAACATCGCCGCAAGCTGCAGGAGGAAGCGCTCGCCCGAGTCGACAAGGCGATCGACAAGGCCGGCGAGGCGCTGGCCGAGGATTCGACGCTCGCCGCCGACCCGGCCGCCGTGCTGCAGAAGATCCGTGAGGATGTGTACGGGATCTTCGATCGATGAGCGCACACCCGAGAGCTATCCGATCGATCGTATCGCTCGATATCTTTGAAGCAAACTACGCCCGCATTGCCCTCGATTCCTTGGTTGAGGAGCTTGAACCTCGGGTTGGCGACCCACACTACGCCGATATCGACGGTCTGGGCGACTATCTCGAAAACTGCCGACGATTGCGCAACCGGCTAAAGGCATCCGTGGATGACGCATTGGGCCGCAAGGCATGACCCAGCCCGCCGTCCCCCTCTATGGCTACCAGCGCCAGTGGTTCCTTGATCGAAGCCGGTTCAAGCTGGGCAAGTTCGCCCGGCAGACCGGGAAGACGTTCACCACCACGCTGGAGATCGTCGACGATGCCTATGCGCACGCGCTGGAGCAGCGGCGCACGCGCTGGGTGATCCTCAGCCGTGGCGAGCGCCAGGCGCGCGAGGCGATGAACGAGGGCGTGAAGTTGCACGCCCAGGCCTATGGCATGGCGATCGAGGCCACCGAGTTCGACTGGGCCGGGTCCGCCGGCAGCTACCGTGCGCTGGAGATCGAGCTGCCGCACGGTTCGAAGATCACAGCGCTGCCCGCCAATCCCGACACGGCGCGCGGCTTCAGCTCCAACGTGTTCCTGGACGAGTTCGCCTTCCACAAGGACAGCCACGCGATCTGGAAGGCGCTGTTCCCGGTTATCTCGGCCGGGTGGAAGTTGCGCGTCACCTCCACGCCCAATGGCAAGAGCGGCAAGTTCTATGAACTCGATACCGCCGACGACGAGACCTGGGCGCGCCACGTGGTCGATATCTATCAGGCGGTGAAGGACGGGCTGCCGCGCGATATCGAGGAGCTGCGCGCGGGCATCGCCGACGAGGACGCCTGGGCGCAGGAATACGAGCTGATCTATCTCGACGAGGCGAGCGCCTGGCTCAGCTACGAGTTGATCAGCGGCTGTGAGGACGATCGCGCCGGTATCCCGGAATTGTACCAGGGCAACCCGTGTTTCGTCGGCCGCGATATCGGCCGGCGCCAGGACCTGCATGTGATCTGGGTGTGGGAGCAGATCGGCGACGTGCTGTGGGAGCGCGAGCGGATCGAGCAGAAGCGCGCGACCTTCGCTGACATGGACATGGCCTTCGACGACGTGATGACCCGTTATCGCGTCGCCCGCGCCTGCATCGACCAGACCGGCATGGGCGAGAAGGTCGTGGAAGACGCGCAGCGGCGCTACGGCAGCCGGATCGAGGGCGTGTTGTTCACCGGCCCGAACAAGCTGATCATGGCCACGCGCGGCAAGGAGCGGTTCGAAGACCGCACCGTGCGGATCACCGAAGGCGATGCGGCGCTGCGATCGGACCTGCACAAGCTGCGCAAGGTCGCCTCGGCCACCGGCGCACCCCGCTTCGTCGCCGAGCGTGACGACGATCACGCTGACCGGACCTGGGCCGCGTTCCTGGGCATCCACGCGGCCGACGAGGGGGCCTGGGCCTATGATTACCAACCCGTGCGGCAGCGCTCCGATAGAGCGCTCGACGGCGATGTTGACGATGGCGAGGCGCGGAGCTGGTGGCGGCCGCCGCTGGGCGCGCGGCTGCGCGCCGGAGGGCTGTGGTGATGTCCCGCGCCGGCTTGCCGCAGGGAGGCGCTGGGAGGCCGGTGGCGCCCCTGTCGGGTGCGTGGGGTGCCGCCGCGCCGGAATCTTCGCTGTGGCGCTTCTTAGCCCTTCTTAAATCGATCCTGAGAGGTGGGTCATGACCGTGTTGGTCGATCAGTTCGGGCAGCCGCTGCGCAAGGAGCTGCTGACCCGCGACGTGGCCGGGCCGACGCTGGCCGGCGTGCGGCAGCCGATTTCCGGCTATCCGGCGGATGGGCTGACGCCGCTCCGCCTGGCGCGCATCCTGCGCGCGGCCGACGGCGGCGAGCCGCTGGGCTATTTCGAGCTGGCCGAGCAGATCGAGGAGCGCGACCTGCATTACGTGGGCGTGCTCGGCACCCGCAAGCGCAGCGTCAGCCAGGTAGACGTGACGGTGGAAGCCGCCTCGGACAGCGCCGAGGACGTGAAGCGCGCGGACATGGTGCGCGAGTGGCTGCAGCGCGACGAGCTGGCCGACGAGACCTTCGACGTGCTCGACGCGATCGGCAAGGGCGTGAGCTGGACCGAGATCGTATGGGACACCAGCGAAGGGCAGTTCCGCCCGCAGCGCCTGGAGTGGCGCGACCCGCGCTGGTTCACCTTCGATCGCGACGGCACCACGCCGATGCTGCGGGGCGGCGAGGAGGGAAACGCCGGCGATATGCCGCTGCCGGCGTTCAAGTTCATCCGCCTGGCGATCAAGGCCAAGTCCGGCCTGCCGATCCGTTCCGGCCTCGCCCGGCTTGCCGCGTGGAGCTGGATGTTCAAAGCCTACACCCAGCGCGATTGGGCGATCTTCACCCAGACCTATGGGCAGCCGATCCGGGTCGGCCGGTTCCATGCCGGCGCGACCAAGGAAGACAGGGCCACGCTGTTCCAGGCAGTGGCGAACATCGCGGGCGACTGCGCGGCGATCGTGCCCGAGGAGATGAAGATCGAGTTCATCGAATCGAAGAACGTCACCGCCGGTTCCGATCTCTACGAGAAGCGCGCGGACTGGCTCGATCGGCAGGTGTCGAAAGCGGTGCTCGGCCAGACCACCACCACCGACGCGATCAGCGGCGGCCATGCGGTGAGCCAGGAGCACCGGCAGGTGCAGGAGGATATCGAGACGGCCGACTGCAAGGCGCTGTCGGCCGTGCTCAACCGTGACCTGATCCGACCCTGGATGGATCTGGAGTTCGGACCGGGCGGACCCTACCCGCGCCTGGTGATCGCGCGGCCGAAGCGCGAGGATCTGCAACAGCTGTCCACCAGCCTCGCCCAGCTCGTGCCGCTGGGCCTGAAAGTGAGCCAGGCGGAGATCCGCGACAAGTTCGGGCTGAGCGAACCCGATGAGGGCGAGGACGTGCTGGCGAAGCGGGAAGCGCCAGCCCCCGTTGTTGTGGCTGGGCGCGAAAGGGAAAAGCTGGCCCTTCGACAAGCTCAGGGTGATCGGGGCGAGGATGAGGAGGAAGCGCCACAGGCTGCTCGCAACGATGCGTCTCGTCGGCCTATCGCTCCGCTACATGAGGCCACCCCGCATCCCGCCGATGGGATCGCGCGGCAGATGGCGGAGCTGGGACAGCCGGCGATCGACGAGATGATCGGCACGATCGAGGCGATGTTGGAGAAGGCGCGCGACCTGGGCGAGTTCCGGGAAATGCTGGCCAGCGCCTTCGGCGATATCGACAGTAGCCAGCTCGCCGCCGTGCTCGCCGGCGGCCTGGCGGCGGCACACGCTGCCGGCCGGAGCGATCTGGTCGATGAGAGTGGTGTCTGACCAATGCGGTGGCTCCCATGGTTTGGCTGGAGGCTGTTAGATGCTGATGAGGCTCTGGCCCTCGACCTTCCTGTCCGTTGGCAATGGCGAGCCCTTGAGTTCTCCTGGCTCGACTTCGGCCTCATCCTGGTTGTTGAGCCAATCGAGCCGTGAGTGACCACCCTTCAAGCGAGCTGCAGGGCGTCTTCGGGCGGCCGTTCACCGAACAGGTGGCGTTCTTTCGCCGCAAGCTGCGCAACCTGGTCCCGACGCGCCAGTGGGACGATATCGAGCGCGAGGCGCATGACGATGCGTTCATGGTCGCCGGCGCCGCGAAGGCGGACCTGCTGACGGATCTCGGCGCGGCGGTGGACAAGGCAATCGCGGAAGGGCGCGGGCTGGAGGAGTTCCGGCGCGACTTCCGCGATATCGTCAAGCGTAACGGATGGACGGGGTGGACCGGCGAAGGCTCGGTCAAGGGCGAAGCCTGGCGCGTCGGGGTGATCTACCGCACCAATGCCATGACCAGCTACGCGGCCGGGCGCCTGGCGCAGCTGAGGCAGTCTAAGTTCAAGTTTTGGATCTATCGCCATGGCGGCAGCCGCGAACCACGCGTGCTGCATCTGAGCTGGGATGGCCTGATCCTCGAACCCGACCACGTCTTCTGGATCACCCATTACCCGCCGAGCGCCTGGGGTTGCAGCTGCTATGTCGTCGGCGCGCACACGCTGGTGGCGGCCGAGCTGAAGGGCGGGATCAAAGGCAAGACGCTGCCGCCGGACTGGAACACGATCGATCCGAAGACCGGCGCCCCGATCGGCATCGGCAAGGGGTGGCACTACGCCCCCGGCGCCAGTGTCTCCGACGCTGTGCAGGCGATGGCCGCGAAGGTGGGCAACTGGGACTACGGGATCGCGAAGACGTTCCTCGGCGGGCTTCCGGTCGATCGCCAGGACGCGCTGTCCGCCGCCTATCGCGCGTTGCCATCCACCGCCGACGATCTGCGCCGCCTGACCGTCTCGCTGTTCGAAGGCCGGCGCGCGCGCTCGGCCCCCAAGGTGATCCGCAGTGTCGGCATGGTGCCGGCCGAGCAGCAGAGCCAGATCGAAACGCTGATCGGCAAGCCGCTGCGCCGATCGGACTTCCGGTTCACCAGCGACTTCGTGCTGCACGAGCTCGACAACCATACCGTGTTGGCGATCGAGCGTTCGCGCGCGCAGCGGCCGGTCACGCCGGAGGATATGGCGCTGATCCCCCGGCTGCTGAGCGATCCGGATGAAATCGTCAAAAAGGGCACGAGCCGTGCCGGTGAAACCACGGTGGCTTATCGCAAGCGGTTCGGCGCGGAGCTGTGGGAAGCGATCGTGGTGGTGAACCGGCGCCAGGACAACCTGACGCTGAAGTCGTTCTATATCGCGGATTAGCGGAGTGAGGCGCCCCCAGGCATTACGTCCGCGACGATCCGCCCCCCGAGGGCGGCGCCCGATGTTCGCGCCTCAAGCAAGGAAATAGCGATGTTCGGTGTCCAGTTCAACGCAGGCCGATCGCGCCAGGCAATCCGCGAGGCGATCGCGCAGCTCGACGACATGACCCCGGTGTTCGACGACATCGCTGAATACATGCTTGATGCGACGCGTCAGCGGTTCATCAAAGGCGTGGCGCCGGACGGCACGCCCTGGGCACCGAAGAAGCAATCGACGCTCGATCGTTACAAGCGCCTGGGCTATGGTTCGCTGACGCGGCCGCTGATCGGGCCTGGCAAGGCGCTTTCAACCCAGATCCAGCGCCTGGTCAGCAAGGACGGCGTGGTGATCGGTTCCTCGCTGATCTATTCCGAAGTGCAGCAGAGCGGCGCCGTCAAGGGCGCATTCGGCGCCGATCGGCGCGGCCGGCCGATCCCCTGGGGCAGCATCCCGGCGCGCACCTGGCTGGGCATTTCGCGTGATGACGAGACGGCGATCGTGCGGATGACCGAAGCCTACGTCGCGTCGACGCTCGACGCGCCCTAGCTGCCTACCGCTCCGCTACTTGAGGCATTCTTGCCCGCCGGGCCGATACTGGCGGTTCCTTTCCACATCGCCGCCGCCGTGGCACGTTGGCCGTGCGGGCTCGATTCGCGTCTTGCCTGGCGCCGCCCGCGCCGCTTTCCCCTCGGCGCCGGTCTTGATGGCCGCCATGGCGGTCATGCCAACGCCGGCCGCGCTCTGCCATCACACTGGGGATGACCGGCCCTGTCACCCAACTGGCTCTGTGCTCCGCCCTGGCGCTCTCGCCCGCCGATGACGGCGGCGCGCCCGAGTGGCTGCACCTGCTGCCGGCGGGGGGTGTGGTTGCGACAGTCGACGGGCGGGGCCCGTACAAGGTGGGGAACTATCATGCGCTGATGGCGGCCAGCCTGCCCCAGGGGCAGAAGCTCGTCCTGGACGAGAACCACTCGACCGATCTGGCCGCGCCCAAGGGTCTTCCGGCGCCGGCGCGCGGCTGGATCGTCGAGCTGCAGCAGCGGCAGGACGGGATCTGGGGCAAGGTCGAATGGACCGAGGAAGGCCGCAAGCTGGCCTCCGCCTATCGCGGCGTCTCCCCCGTGATCGCGCACCGCAAGGACAAGACGATCGTGGCCATCCGGCGCGCGAGCCTGGTCAACCAGCCCAATCTTGAGGGGCTGACGTCCCTCCATTCCGAGGAAAACGAGATGGCATTGAAAGAGATGCTCGTCGAGGCGCTGAACCTCGCCGAGAGCGCCGACGACGAGACGATCGTCGCGGCCGTGAAGAAGGCCGTGGGCGGCGTCTCAGAAGCCGCTCAGGCGGCGCTGGCGCCGATCGCCGAAAAGCTGGGCGTGGCGGCGGACGCGGACCTGGTCGGCACGATCGACGCGCTGCAGGCGGCGAAGAAGCCCGACGACGAAGTTGTTGTAGCGCTGCAGAGCGAGCTCGCCGGCGTGACCGAGACCCTGAATGCGCTGCGGGAAAGCACGTTGCGCAAGGATGCGACCGCGTTCGTGGACGGCGCCATCGCCGAAGGCCGCGTGGGCGTGAAACCGCTGCGTGACGAGTACATCGCCATGCACATGGAGGATGCCGCGCGCACCGAGAAGCTGATCGGCGCCATGCCCAAGGTCGGGGGCCAGATCCCGGCCCGCGATCCGCAGACCCGCTCAGCCGAGCTCAGCGACGCCGACAAGAGCGTCATCGCTCTGTGCGGCATCGATCCCGACAAGTTCAAGGAAACGCGCCAGGCCGAGCTGGGCGTCGAAGAGGAGGCTCTCTGATGGCCCTGTCCGCAGATCGCAACACGCCCCGCCGGCAGGGCGATATCCTGAGCGGTGGCGTCGCCGCCTCCACCAAGGTATTCGCCGGAGCGCTGGTGATGCGCAACGCCGCCGGCTACCTGACCAAGGGGGCGGCCGCGACCGGCGCGGTCGGTGTCGGCCGGGCCGAGGAGCAGGTCGACAACAGCGCCGGTTCGGCTGGCGACGCGGTTCTCCGTTATCGGCCTGGCACCTTCCGTTTCAAGAACTCGGGCAGCGCCGACGCGATCACGATCGCCGAGATCGGCGACAAGTGTTTCGTGGTCGACGACGAGACCGTGGCCAAGACCGACGGCTCCAGCAGCCGTTCCCCCGCCGGCATCGTCGAGGACGTCGACGCCCAGGGCGTCTGGGTGCGCTTCGACGAAGCACTCACCCTTTCCCGCTGACCGCCTGAGCAAAAGGACACAGGCACATGATCATCAACAGTGCAAATCTTGGGGGCGTTCGGACAGGCTTCAGCACGCTCTACAAAGGCGGCGTCGGCCAGGCGCAGCCACAGTATCAGCGGATCGCGACCGTCGTACCCTCGTCTACCAGGGAGCAGAAGTACGGCTGGCTGGGCAAGGTGCCCAACGTCCGCGAGTGGATCGGCCCGCGTTCGGTCCAGAACCTCCAGCAGCACGACTATGCGATCAAGGAGAAGAAGTTCGAGCTCACCGTCGCGGTCGATCGCGATGACATCGAGACCGACAACATCGGCGTCTATTCGCCGATGTTCGAAGAGATGGGCCGCTCTGCCGGATCGTTCTGGGACCAGCTATGCTGGGGCCTCCTGAAGGATGGGTTCTCCACCGCGTGCTACGACGGGCAGTACTTCTTCGACAGTGATCATCCGGTGCTCGATGCGAGCGGCGCGGTTCAGTCGGTTTCGAACACCGGTGGCGGTTCCGGCACGCCGTGGTTTCTGCTCGATGCCAGCCGCGCGCTGAAGCCGATCATCCTGCAGAAGCGGCGCGACTTCTCCTTCGTGGCGAAGGACCGCGTCGATGACGACAACGTCTTCGACAACAACGAGTTCGTCTACGGCGCTGACGCCAGGGCGAACGTCGGGTTCGGCTTCTGGCAGTTCGCCTACGGCTCCAAGCAGACGCTCGATGCCAGCAACTACGCCAGTGCCCGCGCCGCGCTTGCCGGATTGAAGGGGGACTACGGCCGCCCGCTTGGTCTCATGCCCAACCTCCTGATCGTTGCCCCCGCGCTGGAAAGCGCGGGCCGGAAGATCCTCAACAGCGAGTTCGCCAGCGGCGGCGAGACCAACGAGTGGAAGGGCACCGCCGAACTGCTCGTCGTGCCGTGGCTGGCTTGAGGGCGAGACCAGCCGCGTAACGAGGCCCGCCGGCAGCGCACCGCCGGCGGGTCTTTCGGAAGAGGCCCTTCGACCAGCTCAGGACGAGCGGACCCCTTCCGAAAGACCCGAGGAGCCCATCCATGACCAAGCGTTCCAGCGCCGCGAAGACGCCCGCCGCCGCCAAGGCGAAGCCGGGCAGCGCCAAGCAGGCGAGCGAGACGACTGAGATTCCAGCCGCCAGCGGGGCGGAGGGGAAGCCGGAGAGCGCGGCCGCGCCCGATGGTGGAACCACCGCGAAGGTATGGGACCCCAGAGGGGCCGATGCTGCTGATCCCGCTGGCACCGGAGGCGCGCCGGCGGCGCAACCGGAGGAGACCCGCGAGCAGGCCGAAGCCGCGTCAGCCGATCGGAAGGATGCGGCCGAGGAAGGGAAAGAACCGGAGGAGACTGCTCGGCCTCCGGTCGCCGGAGGGTTCACACCCGCCTTCATCGTCACCGGCCCGGCCGAGGGCTTTCGGCGTGGTGGCATCACCTTCGATCGCCAGCCACGGGAGCTGACCCCCGCCGACTTCGGCGTCGAAACCGAGGGCGCAGAGATGGAGCCGGAGCAGGCGCGGCGCCTGCTGGCCATTCTGGAAGAGCCCCGGCTCACGGTCGTCGCAAGAGTGGCAGACGACGGGGAGGCGCCGGTCGCGCCGGAGGTGATCGCCTTCTTCCGCGCCGCGATCGCGAAGCAGACGGCCGATGCCTGAGCGTACCGGCCTGCCGGTGTCCGGCTACCGCCCGCAAAGCGACGACGCGATTGCGCTGGTCAATCACTTCAAGGCGATCGAGGAGCGGTTGCTCCGCGATATCGACGTGATGCGCGATTCCGGCGCGGTCGGCCGGTTCGACCAGCGCTGGCTCTCCATCGCCCAGACCCAGCTGCAGCAGGGGTTCATGGCGCTCAATCGTGCCGTGTTCCAGCCAGGGCGCATCCGGCTCGAAGGCGACGAAAAGCCGGACTGAGCCATGCCTTACGCCACCCTCCAGCAACTGACGGACCGCTTCGGGGAGCAGATGCTGCTCAACCTGACCGATCGCGCGGTGCCGCCGGCCGGGGAGATCGATCCGGTCGTGGTGACGCGCGCGCTGGCGGATACCGACGCGGCGATCGACGGCTATCTGGCCGGCCGCTATGCGCTGCCGCTGGCCCAGGTGCCACCGCGCGTGGTGGACCTGGCGCTGACGATCGCGGTGTACAAGCTGCATCCGTTCGAGCCCGATCCCAAGATCACCCGCGATTACGAACAGGCGATGAAAGCCCTGCTGGCGATCTCGCGCGGGGAGGAGCGTCTGCCGCTGGAAGGCGCAGAGCCGGCCGCGACGGGCAACAGCGGCGTGGTGACCAACGATCGCGCGCGGCCCTTCACCGAGGATAACCTCAAGGGGTTCATTTGATGCGCCCTATCGCTCCGCTACTTGAGGGCAGGCGCCTATGACCGCGGTGCTGCGCCTGGATGCCGTGCGCGAGCGGGTCGAAGCCCTGGTGCCCGATCTGGCCGGCCGCCTGGGCAATGCGGGCGACTTCGCCAACCTGGTCGAGCGCAACCAGCTGCCGCAGGTGACGCCGGCCGGCTACGTCGTGCCCGGCGGCCTGCGCGGGCTGGCGGCCGATGCCGCCACGGGCCTGTTTCGTCAGCACTTCCAGGAGATCGTCAGCGTCGTGCTGGTCTGCCGCGTGGCGGGTGATCCGCTGCACGCGCGGGCGATCGATGCCGCGACGCCGCTCGTGCGCGCCACCCTTGAGGCTGTGCTTGGCTGGGCGCCTGACGACGCGATCGGCGTGTTCGAGCTGGTCCAGGCCGAGCTGGTCGGCGCGAAGGACAGCGCGCTCGTGTTCCAGATCGATTTCGCACTCAACGATCAGCTGAGGATCACCGTGTCATGACCAGGACCAAGCCCGCCGCCCCGCCCGCGCGGCCGACCGGCGGCGGAAGCTTCATTCGCGACCGCAAGACCGGGGAGCTGACGCGCGTGCAGGCCAAGCCGGAACCGGCCCCGGCGCCGGCCAACAAAGAGGAGGCGTAAGTGGCCGATCCGATCAAGTGGCGCAGCAAGATCATCCTGGCGAAGATCAATTCCGATGCCTACGGCACCGATCCGGTGCCCACGGGCGCGGCGAACGCCATCCTGATGACCGACGTCGAGCTGCGGCCGATGGAAGGCCAGGATGTGAGCCGCAACCTGGAGCGGCCGTTCATCGGCGCGCAGCAATCCGTCCCGGTGGGCGTGCACGTGGTGCTGACCGGCTCGGTCGAACTGGTCGGCTCCGGCGATACCGGGGTGGCGCCGGCGTGGGGCCCGCTGATGCGGATGTGCGGCGTGGCCGAAGTGGTGACGCCCGACGACGCACCGGGCGACGGCACGGTCGAGTACACGCCGGTGAGCGACGAGCACGAGGACGGGGCGATCTATTTCTGGATCGGCCCGACGCAGCACAAGATGACCGGCGTGCGCGGCGACTGGGAATGGACCCACAATGCGCAGGCGATCCCGGTGGTGCGCTTCACCCTGACGGGGCTGTTCGCCGCCCCGGCAGACGCGACGCGGCCGACTGTGGACCTTACCGGCTTCCAGCCGCCTCAGGTGGCGACCAAAACGAACACGCCCACCTTCACGCTGGGCGGCGTGCCGCTGGTGCTGAGCCAGTTCAGCTTCAAGCTGGGCAACGCCGTTGAGCAGCGCCTGCTGATCGGCCGCGAGGCGGTGCTGATCAACGACCGCAACGAGCAGATCGCCGCGCGCGTGGAAGCCGTGCCGCTGACCACGTTCAACCCCTTTGCCGCAGCCTTCGCCAGCACCGAGCACCCGCTGGTGCTTGAGCATGGGACGGTGGCGGGCAAGCGGATCAAGCTGGAAGCGCCGCATTGCACGGTGGCGCGCCTCAGCGGCTACGAGCAGTCGCAGAACGTGCTCGAATGGCCGCTGTCGCTGTCGCCTCAGCCGCTCGCCGGTGACGACCAGTGGACGCTCACGCTCAGCTAATCACCCTCTCAGAAGGCCCTTAACGCATGTTCATTGTCACCGACGAACCGACTTTCACCCACGATGTTACCGCGCGGGTGCCTGTCGATGGCGGGTTCGCGGAAGAGACCTTCAAGGCGACCTTCCGCGTGATCGACCCGGAAGAGGTGGACAGCTTCGTGCTGGCCACAACGGAGGGTGCGGCCGCCTTCCTCAAGCGCGTGATCGTGCGCCTGGACGGCATCGCGGACGCCGAGAAGAGACCGGTCGAATGGTCGGACCAGGTGCGTGACGCCGTGCTGCGGCTGCCCTGGGCGCGGAGCGCACTGGCGCGGACGTATTTCACGGCGATTTCCGGAGCGAAGACGGGAAACTGAAAGCCGCCGCCCGCGCCCTGGTGCGCGGTGACGGCGGCGTGGACGAGGCGGCGGCGGACGCGGAGCAGTGGGGTTTTCCCGAGGAGCTGGTCTCCGCGATCGCGGCGAAAGGGACGCAAGGCGTAACCGAGGTATGGCGCGAGAATTGGGACACGGTCTGTGCTTTCGCGGCGGTGCTGACGCAGTGGCGCGCCGTGCCCAAACCGCGCGGCGGATGCCACTACCTGGGGCTGGACTATGCCGGCGCGCGCGCGGGGCTGGATGCCGAGGCCATCGCGGTGACGCCGGAGCTGTGGTGTGGCCTGCGCACGATGGAAGCCGAGGCCTGCACCGTGCTCAATTCGGGCGGGTAATGGCCATGTGGCCTACCACTTCGCTGCTTGAGGCCGGAGCATGACCTTGCGCACCGCCCTGGTGATCGATGGCGACAGCGAAGGCGCGCAGCGCGCGCTGGCCGAGCTCGACCGCTCGCTCGACCGGGCCGAGGCCGCGGCCGAGGAGACGGGGCAGGAGTGGGTCAAGGCCTCGGTCGGCCTTGATCGCCTGCGGGCCGCGCAGGAGGAAGCCGCGGCCGCCGGCGTCAAGCTGAACGCCGAGCAGCAGCTGGCCGCCATCCACGGGCGCGATCTCGCGCTTCAGCAGGGCGCCACCACGGCGGCAATGCAGCGGGCGACTGTGTCGGCCGGCCAGCAGCGTGCCGGCATGCAGCAGCTCTCGTTTCAGATCGGCGACGTGGCGACGATGTTCTCCATGGGCGCCCGGCCGATGCAGATCTTCGCCAGCCAGGGCACGCAGGTGGTCCAGGCCATCTCAATGATACGCGGCGAAAGCGGTGGGTTGATTGGCTTCCTGTCGGGGCCATGGGGCGCGGTCATGACCGGGGCGGTAATGATCCTGGGTTCCGTGGCGTCCGCGCATCTTGGCGCAACTGACGCGAGCGAAGAACATCGGGAAGCCGCCGAGGACCTCAAGAACGCAATAGACCAGTTGCACGATTCGACGGTCCGCAGCTCGCAATCGACCTGGGCGTCGATCAACGCTGATATCGCGAAGGCAAACTCATTGCGCCTGGTTACCCAGGAAGCGCTTCGACTGCTGCAGGTCGAACTGGAGCGCCAGAAGAGCACGCTCGAAGTAGCGCAGCGCGTCGCGGCGCGGCCGATCGGCGTACCCGGTGGCAGCGGCGCGGCCTCCTTCGTCGCCGCCGGTGCAGAGCGCGAGATCGCCACACTTAGCGGCGCGATCGACATCGTCGAAGGCCGCATTCAGAAGCTGGACGAAACGATCCGCCTTAAGAGCGGTGAGCGTATCCAGATGGAAGTCGCGGCGAGCTTCGACAGCGCGGCGGCGGCAGCACTGAAATACGACCGCGCGCTCGACGATCTGAATGGCCGGCTGGGCGCTGGTACGATCACGGAAGAAGCCTATCGCGCGGGGCTGGCTCGGATCACGGCCCAACGGCAGACCGAAGAGGAGCAGGCGCGGCGCGGCAACCGCAGCCAACGCTCGCGCGCTGCCGCCCTCACCGAAGAAGAAAAGGCCCGACGCCAGGCCAACGAGGAAACGAAGCGCTACATCGCCGGGCTCGAAGACGAGATCGCCAAGATCGGCCTCGATGCGGCCGGCCTGCGCCAGCTCGAAGTGGCGCGGGCGATGGAGGCCGCGCAGACCAAGGACCAGCGCCAGCGGATCGCCGATCTGAACCAGGAGCGCGAGCGCGGGCTGGCCATCGAAGCGGCGCGGCAGCGCGCCAGCACCATCGCCAACGACAACTCCGCCCTGGCCGGGGAGATCGCCGGGATCGAGCGCGAAGCGCAAGTGCTCGGTCTCGTCGGCCAGGAGCGTGAGCGGGCGCTGCTGCGCCTGGAGCGCGAGGCGGCGATCCGCCCGCTGCTGACCCAGCTGGCCGAAGCTGAAGCGCAGGGCCTGGACAAGATCGCGGATGGCTTGCGCGAGCAGATCGCACTGCTCGACCGGAAGTATGGTCTCCAAATCCAGATCGGTGACGAAGCCGCCCGGATCGAGGCTGAGCAGGCGGCGATCGACGGCTTAATGGATGGCTATCATCAGCTGGGCGAGGCCGGTGTCGGCGCGCTGAGCGCGATCGCGTTGCATGGCGAGAACGCCGGCGACGTGATCGAGCGCCTGGCGCTGTCGATCGCCGACGCGGTGCTTCAGGCCAAGCTGCTGAACAGCGGGCCGCTGGCCGGCCTGTTCGGTGGTGGCGGCTCCGGTGGTCCCGAGAACCTGCTGCCGGCGGCCTACGGTGGTGGCGGAATTTTCGGTGCGATCGGAAGGTTCTTCGGCGGCGGGCGCGCCAATGGCGGGCCGGTTTCACCTCGCCAGTTCTACGCGGTCAACGAGAACAGCACCGCGCCGGGGCTGTTCTTCCCGCTGGCGCCGGGTCGTATCGAGCCGCCGGGCAACGATAACGGCGATGGCGGGCGCACCGTGATCGAGCTGCACGTCGGGGCCGGCGAGCTGTTCAACGTGGAGGTGGCGAGCATCGCCGGCGATGTCGCTGTGCAGGTGGTGCACGACAATGCGCCGGCGATCGTGGAGGTTGCGGCCGCCGAGACGGCACGCCTGTTGACGCGGCCGAGGATGTAGCGGTGTTGGTCCCGCTTCCCGATCTGCCGGGCTTGTTCGAAGGCGTCGACTGGACGTTCGATCCACCGCAGCAAGTGAACAAGTCCGAATTCACCCGGCGCACGCAGGTGATCGGCTTGCCCGGTGCTGACGGATGGCTGGCCAGCGCCATGGTGCTGCCGGACGCATCCCAGACCGAGACGCGTGCCTGGCGTCGGTTCATCCTGGCGTGCCGCCAATCCGAGAACACGTTTCATCTTCCCGCAGAGAAGCCCTGGCCGACGCCCACGGCCGAGCCCACGGTTACCGCCGCGGTTGCGGGCAACCGAGCGGTGACGGTCTCCAGTGTGGCCGAACTCGCCGAAGGCATGTTCGCGACGGTCGAGCAAGCGAACGGTTATTTCCGCCTGGTCGGGATCGTCGGGATCGACGGAAGCAACGTCCATTTCGAGCCCTATCTGACCGGGGCGCCGAAGCTTGGTGCGGCGCTACGCGTCACGGCGCCCTTCTGCCCGATGCGACTGACCAGCAAGGTCAAGCTGCCGAACCGGGCGCGGCCGACCGGGTTCACCTTCGAAGCCGAGGAAGCGTTCGAGGTGGCATCGTGATCTGCCCTACCGCCTCGCTGCTTGAGGGCCGGCCATGAGCCTGCCCGACGCCGCCGCCGCGGCAGCGATGGACGCGCCGGTACTCAAGCCGGTGTGGTTCGTGTTCATGGATTTCCTGACCGAGCCGCTGCGCGCCAATTCGAGCGGCGTGGACGTGACCGTTTCGGGCAGCGGGCAGCCCGACCTGGACGGCGAATATATCGGCGTGGACCCACGTCTGGTCTCGGTCTCCCCGGTCAAGGTCTCCCCCGGCGGCAGCGACACCGTGACCGCGCGGCTATCGGGCATCCGGGGGCTGGACGACGACGACCGGACGCTACTGGCCGATCCCGCGAACTGGCAGGGACGCACTGTGCGCATGTGGCGGATGATCCGCAACTCGGCGAACGAGCAGCAGGGCGGCATCCAGCACTACTACACCGGGTACATGATGGCGCTGAGCCACATCGGCAGTGCCGGCGGCCTGACGCTGGAGCTGACGATCGAAAGCTATCTGGCGGCCTTCTCGCAGGCTTCTGGCCGCACCTACCTAGACCAGGAGAGCTTTGACGAGTTGGACCTTTCCGCGCGGGCGGCTCTGGCGATCGCCAACGGCAATTCCAGCTCGCCGCTAACGAGCGGTGCCGGCGGTGCCGGGCCGAGGCCGGTGCGATGAGGCGCGGCGATTGGGAACTGGCTCTGAGCGCGTGGTTCGCCGAGTGCGAGAGACGGTCCTATGCCTATGGCGCGCACGATTGCGCGCTGTTCGCCGCCGGCGCGGTGCGGGCGATGACCGGCGCCGACCCGGCAGAGCCGTTCCGGGGTCGTTATTGCTCGGCCTGGTCGGGCGAAGAGCTGCTGGAGGAGCTAGGCTTCGCCAACCTGGAAGAGCTGATCGACGCTCAATTCAGCGACGTGCCGGTGAGCTTCGCCCAGCGTGGCGATCTGGCGTGGCACGACGGTTCGGTGGGCGTTGTCGCCGGCCGGTTCGCCCTGTTCGTGGGCGAGGTGGACGGCGCCGCTCGCCTGATCCGTGTGCCGCGCGCCCAGTGGCAGAAGGCCTGGCGCGTTGACTAAGAAGGTCTTTAGCACCGTCGCGAAAGTCGCGGGCGTGGTGGCGCTTACGTTCGCGCTCCCCGGTGTTGGCACCGCGATCGCGGGCGCGCTTGGGCTAGGCATAAGCGCTGCCACGATCGTCGGCGCGGCCAGCGCCCTCAGCGTCGGCGCCTCGCTTCTAGGCAAGCCGAGCTCGCCGAAGATCGGCGCGGCCAACGAAGACCGACTAAACCTGTCGATCAATGTGCGCCGGGCGCGGGTGATGGCGTTCGGAACCACCGCGTTCGACACCGATTTGCGGGACCAAGAATATACCGGGACCGACAAGGAGTACCTTCACCGCTTCGTCGTCTGCGCTGCTCACAAGGTCAGCGCGTATCGGGAAATCTGGTTCGAGGACAAGCTGGCATGGACGTCCACCGGCGGTGTTACCTCGACCTATGCCGGATACCTGACCGTCACGCCGATCCTGGAAGGGACGCCGGCGAATGCGATCAATATCAGCCCGCGTATGGGCAACTCGCGCCGGTTCACCGGCTGTGCCTACGTCCATTTTCGCTTCAAGCTGACGGGCAACAGCAAGAAGACCGAGAGCCCCTTCGCGCAGCAGGTTCCGACGCGCATCACCATCATCGGCGATGGCATCCCTTGCTATGATCCCCGGCAGGATTCGACCCAGCCCGGCGGCTCAGGATCGCATCGAGCCGACGATCAGAGCACTTGGACCTGGGGGGAGCATGCCAAGAATCTTGCCTGTCAGTATGGCACCCGACTCCTGGGCTGGCGCATCCGGAACCCGCAAAGCGGCTCCTGGAAACTGTCGGTCGGGGCCGGCACACCGCCGGAGCGGATTGACTGGGCTTCGTTCATCGACGGGGCCAACCTGTGCGACGAGGCCGTGGCGCGCGCCGGCGGCGGCACGGAACCGCGTTATCGCGGCGGCGGCCTGGTCGATGAGGACGATGATCCAACGACCGTAACCGACGCCTTCAAGGCGGGAATGAATGCCGATGTCGATGACCAGGACGGCCTGATCCGCCTGACGGTGTTCCACAATGATCTCGCCACGCCCGATGCCGACTTCGATACGGCGGACGTCAAGGGTGACTATCTCTGGCTGCAGACGCGCGAGCTGCACGAAAGCTTCAACGTGGTGCGCGGCAGCTATGTGGAGCCGACCTCGCTCTATCAGGCGGCGCCCTACCGGGACGCGCAGACGTCTTCGCCGGACGGCATCGAACGTGTGCACCCGGCCGATTTCGGGCTGGTGCAAGACCGAGGCCAGGCCGAGCGCCTGGCCAAGCAGCGATTGCAGCGCCAGCTCTACGGCGGCGAGTTCCGCGCCACCTTTCTGGCCAGCGGATGGAAGGTGCAGAAGAACAGCGTGATCCGGCTGACTTTCGCGCCCGAAGGCTGGGTGAACAAGCTGTTCCGCGTGGCCCAAACCGAAGTGCGCCACGATGGCCTGGTACCCATGGTGCTGCGCGAGGAGCATCCGCAGATCTACGCCTGGGACGCGGAGGAGAGCCCGGCCGTGCAGCTGGCCGAGCCGACCGAGTACCTGCCGGGCGACGCGCCGATCCCGCAATTCCTGGGCACGATCGAGGAAGGCGCCGATGTCACGGGCAATCACACTTCGCTCGACACAGCTCAGGTAGGCGGCGTGCCGGCGGAGGACGTGCTCGAAGCCATGGACGCGACGCTGGGCGATCTGTCGGCCATCTACGACGCGATCGACGCGGCCGAGGGCGATATCGCCGCGGCACAGGGGCAGATCACCGATCTGCTGGGCGACATGGCGGCGGCGCAGGCCAGCATCCTGGCGGCGCAAGGCGACATCAGCACGCTGACAAGCACGGTGGAGACGCTGGGCTCCGCCGTGACGACGAACGCGACGGCGATCAGCAATGTCGAAGGCGACCTGGCGAGTCTCACCAGCACAGTGACGACGCAGGGTTCGGCGATCACGACGAATGCCACGGCGATCTCCACGCTGACGAGCGATTATGCCAGCCTGTCGAGCACGGTGGCCACGCTGGGCTCCACCGTGTCGACGCAGGCGACGGCGATCACCGATCTGCAGGCGAACTATGCCGGGCTGAGCACAACAGTGCGGGCCGACGTTGCGGGCAGCTTGCCTTCGACATTTGAACAACGCGGCCGCTTCTGGTTTTCCGGTTACACCGGCGACCCGGCCACGCGGATGCCCATCGAGAATGGATCGCCGAGCTGGGTGGCGTTCGACGAGGTCGCGGGCGTCGGCCCGGTCCTGCGGGTGCAAGGTAACGGCGCAAACATCCGCGATGTCGGGCAAGTCGGGGCCATTCGCTGGCGGCCTGGCAAAAAACTGCGCGCAGTTGCCCGTGCGAAAGCGGTGAGCGGAAATCATACCGCGCAAATTGTGCTGGTTCCACTCGATGCGGACTATGGGCATGCCAGCATCGGTTTGGGCGCCCTAAGCGTCAGCGCAGCTGTGACCGATAGCGGCTACAGTGTCTTCGAGCTGAAGAATTCGGCCGATTTTCCAGCCGGGACGGTATGGGTGCGGGCTATCGCCCGCGTGCCAGGCGCCACTAGCGGCCAGATCGAATGGGTCAGCCTGGAGTTCGCGGATGTAACCGACATGGTGGCCCTCAGCGCCGAGGTTACCACCCAGGCCAGCGCGCTGGCGACACTGGACAGCCAGCTCGCCTCGCTGGCCAACACGGTCGGCGTGCAGGGCGTGACGGTGAGCCAGAACGTTTCGGCCATCGCGGCGCATGACGGCCAGATCGCGACCTTGCTCGGCAAGTGGGGCGTGTCGATCGAGGTCGATGGCGATGACGGGCTGCCGAATGTCACCGGCGTCGATCTGTTCGGCACCGGCAGCACCGGCCTGTTCCGCATCACCAATGCGATATTCCAGCTGATCTCCCAGACCGGCCGAGGCCTGACCTACAATCCCGATGACGGGGTGTTCTGGGTGAAGGGCAATGCCTATTCGATCATGCTCGGCGAGGAGTTCGGGGCCGACAACGATCTGATGTTCTGGATCGGGCCGAACCCGTCCTCGCCCGCCGCCGCCACGAAGGACGATGGCGAGATCTGGTTCACCAAGGGCGGCCGCGCCTGGTGGGGTGGCGCGATGAGCAACACGGACTTCGCGCAGCGGTTGCTGGCGTCCGGTGCCATCGCCAATGGGGGCCCTTTCGACGGCGCGTTCCAGCCACTCAGCGCGCCGCTGCGCGTGTTCGTCGGCCAAGAGGGCTATGTCGATCTGTCCGCGCCGATCCTGGGCTCCTCATACGGTGCTGGCGGCATGAACGTGACCTACAAGTGGCAGTATTCGGCTGACGACGGCACCTATACCGATGTTTCAGGAGCTTCGCAGACGACGAACCTCGGCGCGGGCAGCTCCGGCACCAACCTGCCGACCGTGTCCGGTACCAAGACAGGCCTGACCACCGGCGATGCGGCGTGGTTCCGGGTGGTGCTGAAAGTGAACAGCTTCTCGGGCACTGGCAACCGCTTCATCGGTAGCGGTGCGACGCCCGCGATGGTCCAGGCTTATTGACGGGAGAATGGCATGAGCGACCCTGAACCGACCCCGATCGCGGCGCTCGCCGCCATCGTGCAATCGCCCGAGTTCGCCGCCGTGAGGGCGGCGGTCGACGCGCTCGATCCGCTGATCATGCTTGAGCCGGCGGTGAGCGCGCATCTGGGCGCGTTCCGCACCGGCATGACCGCGCTGGCAGCGGCGCCTGCGCTGCAGCCGGCACAGGAGTCCGAGGGCGAGCCGGAAGGCGACGGCGGCGAGGAAGAGCCGCCGGCCGAATAATCCCGAGACGCACCCCTTTTCACATGGAGAACTGAACATGGCCATTATCTATTCGACCGCCGCGAAGACCGCGCGGATGCAGGCGGTGATCGACCTGATCGACGCCGGCAGCGGACCGGGCGTGCTGGAGATCGGCACCGCCAATATGGAGCTGGTGCTGGCTACGCTGACGCTGGCGGACCCGAGCGGCACCGCCGCGGCCGGCGTGCTGACCTTCGATACGGACCCGGCGATCGAGGACCCGGAAGCCGATGCCAGCGGCGTCGCGGCGGCCGCGCGGTTCAAGGATTCCAACGGCAACGTGATCATCTCCGGGCTCACCGTGGGCCTCAAGGAGAGCGGCGCCGACATCGAGCTGGACAACACCAACATCGCGGCCGGGCAGGAGATCAACCTGAAGACCGGAGAGATCTCTCACACGAATGGCGAGGCGTAACGTCGCCGCGCCATGACCACGCTCGATCCCGCCAACCGTTCGCAATGGGCGACGCTGTCCAACGGTGACCTGTCCGTCAACGGGGTCGACGGCCTGGGCGGCAATGTCGCACCGGCGGCGAGCACGACGACGAGGGACAGCGGGAAGTGGGCCGTCGAGCTGTCATGGGGGCCGGGCACGAGCGCGGCCGTGGGGTTCATTGATGGAGCGATAACGCTCGACCCCGCGAACCGCATTTACGGCGTTCTGGGCCGGGGCGGCAGCAATATCGACGGGCCCGCCCCCGATCTGTCGCGCGGCGGCGGCGTGAGTGTGAGCGATAGCGCGCGCTACCCCTATCTGGGCGGCTCAGCGCAGGACCAGGCCAAAGACTGTGTCACGGGCGCCAACATCGGCTTTTCGCCGGGATCGTTCTCTGTCGTCACGCTGCTGATCGATATCGGTGCCGGCAAGCTCTACATCGCTCTCGACGGCACGTTCTACGCCGGCCAGGACCCGTCGATCGGCAAAGGCTACTCTCTGCCGGGAGGCATTGCTTCCTGGCAGGTGATGGCCGGCACGGACAACAGCACCGAAAAGGCCAATGTCCGGTTCAGCGGCCACACCTATGCGTTCGCGGGCTTCAGCGAGTGGGATGATGCCGGCGGCGCGACCGGCATCGAGGGCGACCTGGCGGCCACGGAGATCGGGGGCGACAGCGCGGCTTTCGCGGGCGCGGTTCGGATCGCCGGCGCGTTGGCGGGGACGGAAACCGGGGCGGACGCAGCCGCGATGCGTGGCGGCGTGCCGGTCAGCGGACGCTTCGTGGCCGCCGAGACGGGCAGCGATGCGGTCGCGATGGCTGGCGAGATCGGCATCGCCGGCGACCTGGCGGCACAGGAAGATGGTGGCGATATCGCCGCCCTTTCCGGGCGCGTCACCATTTCCGGCACGCTGCGCGCTGCCGAGACCGGCAACGACAGCGCCGCGTTCCGGACCGGTGAGCGCGCGCCGATAGCGGGCCGCCTCGCGGCGCGCGAGGCCGGCGCGGATCGCTGTGCGATGATCGGCGCGGTTGCGATACGCGGCACGCTGTCCGCTGGTGAAAGCGGCGGCGATACCGCGCGATTTGCCGGGGCGGTGGCGGTCCGCGGGCGTCTCGCCGCCACCGAGCCCGACAATGACAACGCGCTCCTTGCCGGCCGGGTGCGCGTGTCGGGCGCGCTCGCAGCGGCCGAGGTGGGACGCGATCGCGCTTCCTTCTCCAGTCGCGAGCCCGAGCCCCCGGCAGATATCTCGAACACTGGCAGGTGGCTGGCGCTTTCCGCCGCCTCTCGCACGCTCGCCCTTACCGCTCGCCCAAGAGTGCTCGTCGCATGAGCGGCGGGTCTTCACTGATGACAGGAGCAAAGACCATGCGAATTCTTTTGGGCATTCTCGCTGCGCTGGCCGCGCTGAGCATCCCCGCTGCCGCCCAGGCGCAGCAGGATACGACGAAGTGCGCCACGGTGACGGTCAGCCGGGCGAGCGAGGCCGATTTGCCGGCGCTGCTGGCCGACGCCGAGTGCTTTTCGAAGGCAATGGTCTCGGCAGCGAGCAGCCAGGCACTGCGGCTGAAGAAGGCGGCGGAGCTGGTGGCGCCGGGGGACGCGGTGCCGCCTGAGGATGCGGACGATCATGCCGGCCACCCGATGCCGCCGGCACCGATGGGCGAATGGGTGTTTTCGCCCTCGCTGGACGGCAGCGCCCCGCTGAAGGCCGAGTTCCCGGTGGCGCAGGGCCTGACTCCGTCTTGGGGCACCGGCGCCATTCCCGACATCTACGACAAGAACGAGGGCGCTTTCCGCTTCACCTGCGGCGGCGATGGGCCGCTCGCCTATGACGATCCGCTGCTTTACCCGGAGCAGCCGGGCAAGAGCCACCTGCACAAGTTCTGGGGCACGATCGCCATCAATGCGTCGAGCACTTCGGGGAGCCTCGCCCAAGAGCGGAACTCGAACTGCAATTACGGGCCGAACACGCTCAATCGCTCCGGCTACTGGATGCCGGCGATGGTGAACGATGCCGGCCAGGTCGTGAACCCCGACCTGGTGAGCGTCTATTACAAGCGCTGGCGCTCGATCTCGCCGTTTTGCCAGGCGGGGAGCGGCAAGACTGCCGGGATCTGCGTCGGCCTGCCGAACGGGATCAAGTTCATCTTCGGATGGGACCCGACCCGACCGGACGAGCCGGGCCAGGGCATGTTCTGGTATTGCACCGGGCCGAAGGATGAGGATCGCGGCGGCCATTTTGCCGATCTCGGTGCCGTATTTGATCACGGGTGTCGGATTGGCGATACGCTGATCGCCGACCTGATGGCGCCGAATTGCTGGGACGGAAAGCACCTCGACGCACCCGATCACCGGGCGCACATGGCTTGGGGCAGCTATGGCGACTGGGGCTATTATCGCTGCCCGGCCAGCCACCCCTATCTGATCCCGCAAACCGAGAACAAGGCGACCTGGATCGTCTCGGCCGACATGATCCGGCCGGACGGGACATCGGCCGTGCGGCTTTCCAGCGATGCGATGAAGCCAGGCGCGAAACCGGGCGAGACGCTGCACGCCGATTACATCGAGGCGTGGATCGGTGAAGCGAAGGCCATGTGGACCGAGAACTGCATCGAGAAGGGTTTGAGCTGCACAGGCGGCGATCTGGGCAACGGGCAGCAGCTGATCGGCGCCTCGCAGCCGGCTTATGGCTGGACGAACCCGAAGCCGCTGGCGGCGGCGCCGGCGAGGTAG